TATTAAAAGCAGGGGAAATAGAGCAAGGGATAATACCAATGCTACTCTCAATAACTTTTTAATACTTAACTCCTTATAGTCGTAGTGGTGATATGACTATTAAGGCTATTATATCATTTTTTAGGTACAAAAAAGAGGGCTAGCACTTGGCTAACCCCCTTAATTGTTGGACTAATTAAGCCTTAACCTTCTTTTGGATCTTTACGACCAAAGCGGTTAGTGCTGTGATTTGCTTCTTAAGTGAAGCAATTAGTGCAGATACATCTGCAGACAATTTAGCAACTGCATCAACTGCAGCCTGTGCCTGTACTGTAGCAGCATCTGCAGCCTTTGAAGCAGCAATCGCTGCATCTGTAGCAGCCTGGGCTGCCTTTGCTGCTTCTTCAGAAGCCTTTGTAGCAGCCTTTGCTGATGCATTAGAAACTTCTGCTGATGCTGTTACTACAACCTGTCCAGCAAGTGGAAGTGAAGTTCCGCCTGTTGCTGAGATTTTAACAACGTTTTCAGCCAAAGGCATAAATACCTTGTATGACTTAACAGTTGCTGTATCTGTTGTAACTGAGGTTGCAGTTAGTACATCAGATGATGATCCAAATGCATAGTTAGGAACAATTCCACCTGTAGCAAATAGGTTAGCGTGTGTCTTTCCAGATACTGGAAGACCTGCTGCATCAAGAACCTGAACTGTGATAGTTGCTGCTTCTCCTGGAAGATAAACTTCCTTATCAAATGACAACTTAACAGTTGCTGCAGTTCCCTCTACACGAGTAGAAACTGGAGCAGATGATACTGTACCTGACTTAACAGTTACAGCGACTCCGCCTGTCTTGACTCCTGTAAGAGTGAACACTGCTTCACCATTTACGATTGTTGCTGCAGTTCCTGAATCGGATACCACTGAAACATCGCTTGAGAAAGCATTGAGTGTTCCTGCTCCAACTGTTACTCCAGCAGCATCATATGCCACTGCCTTAATTGTTGAAGCATTTGATCCTGTTGCAATAACAGGCTTGACTGCTGTTGCTACGATAGATGCAATATCTCCGTAGAATGTTACCTTCTCAGTTGCAAGAACTGCACCTGTAAGGGTTGTAAGAGTAATTGTTGATACTCCTGCTGTACCGTCAGCAAATACACCAATGTAATTTCCTGTTGGAATAACTACTGAGCGACCAAGAGCAGTCATAGTTGTAGCATTTGTGCCATAACCAATCATACCTGTTCCTGAAACTGTTGCAAGAATTGACTCAGTTGCTGCTCCGCCTGCTGCATTCTTAGGTGTAACAACGATTACCGCTGCTGCATCTGCTGAAGTAGCCTTTGGTGCATAAACTGTGGCATCTGCTGTTGCAGTTGTTACTTCGCCAGAGTTAAGAATTGATGTTGTTGTTGCTGCAGAAGGTGTAACATCTGCTGCTTTAACTGTTACTGTCCACGCAACTGATGGACCTGTTGCTGGACGAGTTGTAAGAATACGTGCTTCGTATGTACCCGCAACTGTTGGTGCTACCAATGAAACTGTAAACTTTGCAGTTACATATCCTGGTGTTCCAACTGTTGAGTTAACATCTGCTGAAAGGCTTCCTGCTGCAATTGTAACTACAGAGGTTGTTGTTTCAAGCAATGAGAGTGTTGCACTCTTTGATGAGCCTGATGGCTGTGCAAAAATAGCAGATAGCACCGTTGCTGTGTCTGCTGCTGTTTCTGAAATAAATGACAATGTTACTACTGCTGTAGCAGTCTCACCTGCAGTGATTGTATCTGTAGCAGAGTCAATCGTTAGTGCTGGTGCAATTACAGCAGCACTTGTCGGAAGTGCTGACATAACGCCAAAGGACATTGCTGCAGCGAGTCCTAGGGCAATTTTCTTAAATGAATTCATCTTTCTCCTTGTTTGTTTTATTCCAGCCTTGAGGCTAGAGATTTTATATTAAGTTGAATTTGTCTAAGAAATCACGAACATCGTCCGTCATTTGCTTAGGTTCTAATTCTACCATAGATCTACGTTTCTCTGCAAGTTGAGCAGAAGAAGAAGACCAAGTGTGTACTTCAATGACTGTATTAGTAGTCTTTGGGGTATGTGATATTGCCCCAAATACTGATCCAGCCAAAGCATCTGCCAAGTCTTTAGACTTCTTACGGGGGTGATCTACACGATTACCCTTCATAATCTTTAACTCAGACATTTCTTCTAGCAATATTGGGATCATAGGAATTGCTACACGCTCTTCGTATATCATCATTGCTAAATCTTCATAGTGTTTTTTTGCAACAGAAACTGTTTCAGTTCTTATTCCCACTGCCTGTAGTTCATTCTGAATATCAAATGACTGCCAACGGTCAAAAGAAACCATTCCAATATTAAATCCTTCTCTGCGAAGATTAATAATCCAATTCTTTACATCAGATAGGTTAACTGGGCCTTCTGCCCTTGGTTCCCACCAAGCAACAGCATCTACTACTACCATTGGAGCCACTTGTTCATAGTCTTTAATAACCTGAATGTTTACCCACTTGTCTACGTGAGAAATTGCTACTGCACACTTATCATGCTTTTGTGCAAGGTCGGCGTGAATATAGTAAACCTTGTCTGGGTCTGGCTTAAAGGCCTCATCAAACCTTCTAAACTGGTCTAGAGGATTTCTTAATGTCATAACTTTTTCTAGTTTAGTTCTATCCTTAAAAAATGCATCTGATGCATACGTAGGCATACATGCAAAGCGCATCATTGCATCTGCAAGGTCTGTGTAAAAAGCAATCTTAAAGTCATCAATCTTTCTGGTAGGGTTTACTTCCCAAGTTGGTCTTTTAAATGCTAATACCCTTGGAATTTTGTATGAAAGAATAGTGTCTTCATCCCAAGAAATTTCAAACCTATTCCCTGGATCTTCGTGTGGCAGATCTGGATTCATAATAAAAGTATGCTTGCGCTCAATAGTTTCTTTTTCAGCAATGACTGATTCATATCTTTGTGAAATAAAGTCGCCCTGATAACGGGGGAATGAAAGAAGAACAACCTTGCCAAGATCAGGGAAGCGAGAGTCTACAGTACCACGAAATGCTTTATAGATATTTTCAGCAGTCTTGCCCTGCTCATTTCCAGTTCCAACCTCTGATGCAAAGCCAGAGATCTCATCAAGGACTGCCATAAACAAGTTCAAACCTTCGTGTGACTCACGCTCTGAGTGACCAGAGTAAACAGTTACAGATTTATCAAAATCAATTGAGTCTGCCTTAGCATTATACTTTCCAGCAAACCAAGGGGATCTTTCAATCTTAGATTTAAAACCTTTAAAGAAAACATTCTTAGCCTGTTGAGCGTTAATAGCCACGTTAATAATATCAATAGCATCTCCTGCTGGCTTGCCATAGTACACTGCTGGGTCTTTAAGGCATAATAGTTTATACACAGTGTATGCACATGCTACTGTGGATACGAAGTCTTTTCCAGATCCCTTGCCAAGTTGCAGGATGATTTCATTCTTAGTGTACTTATTAAAGTATGCTTCTCCAGCATCCCCCATAATATCTATAAGATCTTCTTTGCGATAAATCTGACTCATTGCCTCAACAATTTGATACTGAATATCTGAAAGTTGTGGTTGTCCAAGATAGTCTGGAGACTCAACAAATGTCTTTGCGTCAACAGGTTTTTCAACAAAATGATTTTCCTTCAGTACTTCAAGGAACTCATTGAACATCGTGGACAACTGTAATCACTTCCCCTTCTTTAGCAATAGCAGAAAGGCGTTGCATAATAATATCACGAATTTCTGGATGCTCAGAAGCAATATCTCTTAAGATTCCAACAAGAACTTCTTGACGGCGTTCAATCTCAACCATCTCTTCTGCCAGTTCTTTATTCTCAAGAAGACCAGCCTTTTGTAGCATATCAATACGCTTAGACTCAATATCCATAACAAGTTTAATTGCTGCAGTTTTTGCACTAAGGTTATTAGTCATAGAGGCTTCATCAATAACCTCATAAGACTTTCCAATTAGCCTTGCATAATGTGCATCCATAGCAGCAAGAGCCTCTTTTGCACGGGCACGAATAGCATCATTTGCAGATGCCATAACTTTCCACTCGTTAATTAAAGATACAACACGAGTTCGTGGAATGTCTAGTTCTTTTGAAATAACTGTAGGGTCGTTACCTTTTAAATACTCACTGACAACAGTGTTGACCTGATCAAGATGTTTTACTAGATCATCTTCAGTTGACATATTTTCCCTCTAGTCTATTGATTTCATCTTTGATATAAAAAATTGCTTTCTCTAAGTCTTGAATAGTTTTAGACTCATCCTTAAGTCCTGCTCTCCACAAATACTTAAAGGCATTACCAACATTAAAATTGCGATGGCGAGTAATCTGAATGCACTCAACACCAGATGGGTCGGTAGTGTAGTGTGCTGGATGGTTTACTTGATCTACCGTAATATTTAGATTGTCACTCATCTTCTTCATCCTCTTCCCATTCAAATGCTTCTGGCAAACCTTTTAACGCTGTTATGACATAGGTTAGTCCTACTGCTCCAGCAATACCCAAACCAATAACTATTTTTTGCATTTTATTCATCGTCTTGACTTCCTTAGTCCGAATTTAGCAAGGTATACATAAATAGTTTCTATGCTTGCCCCACATTCTTTTGCAATTTCTTCTGGAGATTTCTTATCTACAAGGTATCTTTTGCGAAGCCAAACTTCGTTTGTGTATAATTTAGCCATCAAAAAACTCCGAATCAAATTTCCACTTCATTACTTTTGGACCTGTGTAGATCATCTCATACATTTTTGAATTAAAGTCTTCTGACAACATCTCAAACATACGTGGCGATACCTCTTCTAACTTGTCCGTAATAGAGTATAGCATTTCTCCAGTATCACCGTCAATACCGTCCATTTCAATAGCCCCCATCAACAACAGGTGCTCTAGAAAAGCAGCCTTTTTAACATCGCTATTCATTGCCAATAGCCTTTGCCCAGTTTTTTACAGCCCAATGCCCAATACCACAAGCATCGGCAACATCATTATCAGTAATAGCCCTATCATACTGAAGATTAATAAAGTTTATAGTTCTTTGTTTTCTTAATTCTCTCTCATTAGCCTTATGCCAAGCCTCTGACTTACCTGGATTTTTAGATCTTAAAAAAAGTTTTTCATCTTTAGAAATCTTTTTATTGCCAATAAAGTTTTGCCATGTGATTGGAGAAACTTTTCCAATAGTATTGATCCCAGACTGACCTGCTGCACCCAACAAAGCACCCTGAACTAATGCAAGGTCTGCAGCAGTTTTTGGGCTATTCATAAACACGGTATGTTCAATAACAATAGCATCTACATTTATAATATGATCAAACATTCCTTTAGATTTTTTACCAGCATCAATAACTTTTTCATATATATCTTTACCATCAAAGTTAATCTTACCGACTTCTTTAAGTTGTCCATCATGAAATGTTGCGTAGGCAAGACTTTTAGTGCTAGCATCAATAGCACAGATACGTTCTGGACGTAACTCTAGGCCCCACTTATTCTTGCTCATACTCAATAAACCCTTTCAACTCTTTAATCATCTTTGCTACTTCTTTTTCACTTATATTACAATTAGAGCAGAATCCAGACTCATTGTATATTGATAAAGAAACTCCGCATCCACCAAGGCATTTTCTTATCTTACCAATTCGTCTTTGACTTCGTGTTAGATGATATCTTTCGGCAATCTTTTCTCTTGTAGCCTCATCTCTACAAGTATTACCGCAATATATCTGATAACTTACTTTAGGATCAAAGTAGGCATCGCATCTACTACATAGTTTCAACTAACTTCTCCATTGATTTAATCTTTACTACGCCTTCTCCAGCATCTGAACAAGCCTTTTGAATTGGACATGTCTTGCAAATTTTAGAATTAGATCGGTAGTTTTTGGTAGGAAGAGTTCTGGCTTCCCAGGCTTTGCGAACTTCACGCATCCATTGAAATGCGTTATCAATCCATTCACGATAGTTATCATCTACCTCAACTGGCAGAATAAGTAGTTCATGGTTATTTTTGTTTTCATAAATAAGAACACCCTTTTTCTTACCAAGGATTTTCATATAGATAAGCAACTGAATTAAGTGACCAGTCTTTGGCTTCATAGAGTTTTTGCGATACTCAAAACCTTCGTTAAGCATTGTCTTGATTTCGCCAACAATCTCTTCGCCTTCCCAATCAAGCATAACATCACCATATCCAAAGATAGGTGGATCATCATGACGAATTTTAAATTCAGTAGTCTCTTCATTATTGTCATCACGATAAATCTTAACAATGCCAGCATTCATCATAGCGTTTTGAATTCTTGCGTGAGACAAGGTTCCAGCAGTCATGTTTGCTGCTCCGTAAGCATCTGCATTATCTTCAAACATCTGACCGTCAAATGCTAGATACCAATACCTAGGGCACTCTCCGTGTGAGTATGCAATTGTAGACGGGGCAAAAGTTTTCTTTTGTGTTTGCTTTGGTCCACGATTAATAATATACCCATGCTTAATTTTTTCAATTAAAGCATCACTATCAAGAATATTATTCTTTTTCATTGCAGGCTTAAGCATTACAGATTGTAGTAAATTCTTAGTCATATTCATCCTTTGTTTATATAAGTATACCAGGTTAGCGCATTATGTATTTTAATGCTGAGACCAAGTTGTTTACTGCTTCTGCTGCTGTGTAATAAATGTTTTTCTTTGCCCGATTATTCTTGTCAACATTTGCCATCCAAGTAGCCTTTAACGCTAACTTTCCTGCAATTGCCTGAAGTCTAACAATCTCAATTGCTGCCACTGGCATAGGAATGTCTGGCTTAATGATTAACTTAGCAATCATCGTAAGTGCTATAGTTAACTCTTCGTCTTCCATAAATTCAGCAATCTCTGCCAAACCATTAACCATATCTAGTGTTGTTTGTCCTGTACCTTCTGTCATTTTATTCTCCTTCTACTAACTGTTCTAACATATCTAGTTCAATTATAGCAAGTCTAACTTTCTGTGTCCCCTCGCCAAGAACAATGATCAAGGCTGGATCCATACTTTTTTTAAGTGCATCAGTAACAGCCTTAGCCCACACATCTTGATTCAAAGTAAAAGACTTTGAGCACTCTTTAAAATCAACAACAAAGTTATGCCAAGAAGCATCCCCCTTTGTATTATTTCTTCCAGAGTTCTTATGCTGTTTAGCACCTATACGTTTAGATTCAGAACGCTCACTCATATTAAAAGTCTGCTTTCTTCTTTTTTTGTGGCATAAGTTCTACCTTTGATACGTGTTTCTTACTACACATCCAAGTAGCATCACCTGAACTAATCCAAAGCCTTAGAGATGTAACCTCTTCTTGACATTTCTTGCAGGGAAACTTGCCTTCAAACACCTTAAATTCTTTTTCAGCCATCTGAAAGTTTCTTCTTTAATGACTCTTGTAATTCAAGATCTTCCTTAACACGACTAATAAACCCGTCTCTGCCCTGCACCTTTGTTCCATCATCAAGTTGATACCAAGCGCCAGTTCTATTTACAAGCCCTGCTGCTTCTGCCGTATCTACAAGATCTCCAATAGAGTCAATTCCAATTTCATCTCCTCTAAAATAAAAGTCATACTCGCCTGACTGAAATCCTGGAGAAGTTTTAGAGAACTGCAGTTCCCAACGAATCTTTCTACCAATCTTTTCTTCAATCAACTTATCACCAATCTTTATCTTACCCTTAATGGCTTGATTGTCAGACTCTGATGAGAACAGTTTAATGACTGTTGACGAGTAAAATTTTGTAGCCTGCCCACCTGTTGGTTGCTGACTTGTATACATTGCATTAATATTATTACGTGATTGAGAAATTAATACAAATAGTGTTGGCTTAACCTTATTGTTAGCATAGTTAATCATCTTCCAAGCATTACTAAAGTCACGAGACTCAGCGCCAATTTGCTTTGTATTTTCTAGTTGTTTAAGTTCGTCTGAGTCTTTTTCAAAGTAAATTGCAGGAAGCAAAGATGTAATTGAGTCAATAACTACAATATCAACACCAGCATTAATAAGGTTTGTCCCTACGTCCACCATCTCATTAATTGTACGTGCCTGAGAATAAATAAGTTTAGATGAGTCTACCCCAAGGCGCTCAGCCCAAACCTTATCGTATGACATTTCTGCATCAATCCAAGCACAAACCTTACCTTCCTTCTGTGCTAGACCTATCATCTGAAGGCATAGAGAGGACTTTGCAGAGGACTTTGATCCCCAAACCAGTACCTGTCTGCCATAAGGCAGTCCACCTGCCAGAGCACGATTTAAACCAAAACTGGGTGTGGCTGCATATTCTGTTGGAGGTACTGAGTCTCCAACCATAATAGTCTTACGCAACTTAGGGTTAAGTTGTGCTAGTACTTCTTCCATTGTTACTGACATTAAAATCGTACCCCGTGTTTTTCTGGTCTAGTTTTATTAAAGTCGATCTTTTCTTTGAGTGCTTGATCAAGTGATAATCTAGTATAGCCTGCTTCAACCATTCCTGCATATAGATCAAGTGTCCTAATAATAATATCTGCAAACTCTTTAGTGATCTCTTCTTCGCCTTTATCTTTACGTACTGCTTCCATTACCTCAGTAACTTCTGACACAATCATCATACATTGTTTAGCAATAAATATATCATTTATAGCGTCGTGATCTTCTGGACTTCCCCAAAAACCTTTTTCAACTGCATTCTTGTGTAGTTCTATTGCCATATCGTCAAGCATTTATATCCTCCAGTGTTATTGTTCCATCTTTTGTTTTTCCAAAACTAAACTTGTATGCCTTGCCTTCTTCAAGTTTCATATAGGCTTTTGCAAATGCCGTAGGGAATACTGTAATAGGGTGTAGGTCTCTTCCAGTATCTGCAAGGGTTAGTGTTGCCATCTTCTTACCAGCCTTTGTGACTCTTGGCTTAAAAGAAACAACAAACATTTCTTCATCCGAATAGGGCAATTGCTTATAACTTAAAAACTTTACAAGGGCATTGTCTGAACCCTTGATCTCATCAACTGGTATTGCAGAAACAATTCTATTATCTGTTGCAAGAAGCAAATATGTTTTTCCAGTTTCAATTGTTGTCTGCTCTTCATCAAATATGCCGATGCTACCAGTCTTATCAAGAACTTCAACTCTTGACCAACCAGTACCACGCTTAATGGCTTTGACCATACCCAGAAGTATAAAGGATCCCTTTTCTTCAAAACTTTCTGTATCACTAATAAATGCATAGTAGTGTGACGGAATTGTAATGTTGAATTCTGGAAGGTTTAGATATTCATAAAGATGCTCTTTAATCTCATCATCATTGCGTGGATGATCAGAGAACGTTGCTGCGCCAATGACTCTTAGCGCTTGTAAGGCACGAGAGTTTACTCCGTTACCTTTGGTAAATGTAAATTCTTCAAGTTCTTTGTATGAACTAAATGGTCGTGCAGATATGTATCTTTCTGCAATCGTGTCAGATATGAACTTGATAGCACTGAGTCCAAACCGAATACCCTTACCCTCAATTTTAAAATCTTTATCCGAATCGTTAATGTGAGGTAACTTAATACTAATGCCCATTCTTTTTGCCTCAATAAGATACTCAGTTCTTCCATCTTTATCCTTTTCATTTTTAAGAAGAGCAAACATAAACTCTAGTGGGTAGTGGTATTTGAGCCACGCTGTCCAATACGAGAGAGTACTGTAAGCAACGGCATGCGATTTGTTGAACGAATACCCAGCATGCGCTTCAAAATCATGCCAAAGATCCAAAGCATCATTAGGGGCGATATACTTACTAGCACCACTAATGAAACGATCTTGGAACTCATTAAACTCTTTAGCATCTTTTTTCTTGCCAATGATCTTTCTAACTTTATCTGCTTCCGACATGGACATACCGCCAAGTTGTACGCATGCTTGCATAACTTGTTCCTGGTAAAGAATGCAGCCATAAGTATCCTCCGTAAATGGTTTTAGAATTTGGTGAAGATAGTTAATATTTTGACGACCATGCTTACGGTCAATATAGTCTTTACCAATTGTGTTTGCAGCACCTGGGCGAACCAAAGCATTTGATGCAGCAAGTTCATCAAGGTTCTTTACTCCCATTTTAATTAAAAGGTTTGTGTATGGTGTTGCTTCACACTGGAATACACCCTTGGTGTATCCACTAGAAAGCATTTCATAAACATCTTTATCATCCATATTAATTGAAAGCAAATCAATATCTACATAATGATTTTCTTTAACCATATCAATAGTATCTTTAAGTACACTAAGAGTCTTAAGACCCAGAGCATCAATCTTGATTAAGCCAATTCGTTCAGCCTCTTCCATATCCACACCAACAACAGGAATGCGTTCATCACTACCAGTAGCAGATCTTGTTTCCATTGGGGCGTGTCTAAATATTGGCTCCTTTGCAGTAACTACACCTGCAGCGTGAATACCAGTACCACGGATACGGCCACGAAGTTGTTCTCCATAGATTTCTACTTCTGGATACTTCTCACGAAACTCTCGTGTTGATTTTGAACTACAGAAGTCATCCCAAGTATCTACGGTCTTTAACACTTTGTTTACATCAGATAGTGGAATATTTAGTACTCGTGAAACGTCACGAACAATCCCCTTTCCTGTAAACTCTAAAAATGTAGCGATTGATGCTACGTGTCGGTATTGTCTAACTAAATAGTCTTTTACTTCTTCACGACGAGTATCTTGAATATCTGTATCAATATCAGGAAAGTCATTACGATCTGGATTAATAAAACGAAAGAATAGAAGTCCGTGTTTAATTGGATCAATGTCTGTAATGCCAAGGGTATAACATACAAGAGATCCTGCTGACGAACCACGGCCAGGGCCTACAAGAATTCCTTCTTTCTTTGCCCAACCAATCATATTTTGAACTACAAGAAAGTAAGGACCAAAGTTTTTGTTTTTAATAATCTCTAACTCTTCATCAAGACGATCTAAGTATTCCTTGTTACCTTCTAAGCCACGAGTCTTCAAACCCTCTAAGGCAAGAGTTTTAAGTTCTTTGTCTGGACTCTTATACTGTACTGGAAGTAAGTTTAATCCATCTTTAATGTCATAGTCTTCTACTTTGTCTGCAATGCTAATAGAGTTGATATACATATCTTCTCTTACTATACCCTGGGATTCCATGGCTACCTTCATCTCATCATATGAAAGAAGGTGAATGTCAAACTTGTTAAATGACATTTGTCTATCTTCGCCGTATAGATAATCAAGACGCTTTAGCATTCCATCTTGCTTCTTTGATTTTTCATAGGTAGTATCTTTTTGTACCTTGGCGTGAGAGTTCATCAATAGTTTAAACTCTTGAATTTCTTTTTGTGACTCGTCAACATGGTGACAGTCTGGAGTAACAACAGTCTGAATTTTAAACTCATCTGCTAAGTCAGCAAGTTGCTTATTTACTTCTGCACCATTGTGTGGCATTAACTCCATATAGAAGTCATCTTTAAATACTCTCTTAAACCATTCAATATGCTTCTTTGCCTGAGCATACTCTCCGTGCTCTAGTGCTTTTGCAATGATAC